GAGAACACTCCCACCAGCTCCCCCAGATTCTCTACAACAACGACCTGTCGGGCGGCGGGGCCTTCGGCTACGGCGACTACCCGTTCAACCCGGCGCTCTTCACGGCCGCTGCGGGCGCGCACCAGCACTCCATCCCCTCCCAGGGCAGTGGGGACGCGCACAGCCACACCATCAGCACTTCCGGCACGCACACTCATCTCGTCACCGTCGACGTGCGGCCGCTCTACTATGCCATCTGCTTCGTGCAGCGGGTTGCCTGATGCTGCGTGCCATCAAGCTGCCGCCCGGCGTGGTGCGAGGGTCGACCGACGCGGCATCACGCGGACGGTGGTGGGACACGAACCTGATCCGCTGGCAGGGCGGGCACATGAAGCCCATCGGCGGATGGCAGCGCATGACGCCCACGCCGCTCGCCTCGATGCCGCGCCGCATCTGGTCGTGGCGTTCCGCCGCCAACATCCGATATATCGTGGCGCTCTGCGACGGGCACATCTACACGAGCGAAGGAGGGGGCTTCACCAACCGCGCGCCGGTCGACTTCGTCGGTGATGCAACGCTGATCGGGCAGGGTGGCTACGGCATCGGGCCCTACGGCGACGACACCTACGGCACGCCGCGCGTGCTCGGTGACGCGCGCCTCTACCGGAGCGCAGCCTCGTGGAGCGCCGACAGCTTCGGCCAGGATGTGCTGATGGTCGCGTCGAGCGACGGGCGGCTGCTGAAGATCGCCCCGAACGGCGCGGCCCTGCCGGCTCTGGCGACGGTGGTCGCGAATGCGCCGACGTCGAACCGCGCCATGCTCGTCACCGACGAGAGGCACGTGATGCTCATCGGCTCGGGCGGTGAGCGACGCCGCGTCGCGTGGTGTGATCGCGAGGATTATAACAACTGGGATTTCGCGGACATCACCAACACGGCGGGCTACCTCGACCTCGACACGCCGGGCTGGCTCACCCAGGCATGCAAGGTGCGCGGCGGCGTGCTGGTCTTCGCGGAGAACGAGGTGTGGCTCGGGCGCTATCGCGGCCAGCCAGACATCTACGGCTTCGAACGTGTCGGGCGTGACTGCTCGCTGCTCGCGCCGCAGGCATTCGCAACCGCAGCCGGCACGGTGTTCTGGATGTCGAGGAACAGCTTCTGGTTCTTCGACGGGCAGACCGCGCGCGTCCTGCCGTGCGATGTCGGTGACTACGTCTTCGACACCATGGACGAACTGGCGGGCCCGGTGCGCTCGCACGCGCTGGTCAACGGCGCCTTCCCCGAGGTGTGGTTCTTCTACCCCTCGACCGGCCAGACTGAATGCGACCGCTACGTCATCTACAACTACGAGGAGCGGTGGTGGGCGACGGGATCGCTCGCGCGCTCCGCCGGGCTGGGCGCGGGCGTCTATCCCTACCCGATCATGGCGTGCTGCAACGGGCACCTTCACTCGCACGAGAACGGCTGGACCGCCGCCGGCCTGACGCGCGCCGGCGACGTCTACGCGGAGAGCGGCGCCTTCAGCGTCGACCAGGGCGGCGACCGGACGATGCACGTGCTCGGCGCTCAGATGGACAGTGGGCATGGCTACGCCGCGACGCAGTTCCGCGCCTACACGCGCGACACCCGCGATGCGGCCGACGCCGAGGCGGGGCCCTTCGTCCCGCGCAGCGACGGATGGACCGACTGCCGCTTCTCCGGCCGCGACATCCGCTTGCGCGTCGAGGCGACACAGGACGCCGACTGGGGCATTGGCGAGATGCGCTTCGACGTGAAGCCCGGAGGGCGGCGATGAGGCTGCGCCTTTCCGCAGGAGACAGCCCGGCCGTTGCGCGTCTCGCCTCCGAACTGGAGCGGGAGATGGTGCATGCCGTCGATGTGCGCGAGGCCCTGCCGGCGCTGCTGCTGCGCTCACCCGACGGCACGATCTGGAGGGTGACGGTCAGCAACGCGGGCGCGCTGTCGACCGTCGCGGTGCAGGGGCCGAGCGCATGAACGCGATGACGCCCGCGCACATGCGCACCGTCGACCGGCTGCGCGAAGCCCTGGCGCATGCCGGGTCGACCCACACCGTGCAGGACGTGATCGCGCTCGCGCGCCAGGGCCGCGCGCAGTTCTGGCAGGAGGGCAACACGCTCGTCGTCACCGAGGTGATCGACTACCCGCAGCGCCGCGTGGTGCGCCTGTGGCTCGCCGCCGGCGATCTGCGGGACGCCGAGGCGACGCTGCCGCGCATCGAGGCCTGGGCGAAGGAGCGGGGTGCGACGATGGTAGAAGCCGTCGGGCGCGCTGGATGGCGCAACAGCGCGAGGGAACGTGGCTTCACCGCGACGGCGGTGGTCTACCGGAAGGAGTTGGACGCATGAGCGGCGGCGGTGGCAGCAGCGGCGGCGCGACGCAGCAGAGCGTGCAGAAGACCGAGCTTCCCTCCTGGCTGAACGAATACAGCCAGAAGACGGCAGCGATGGCGGATGCCGCGACGTCGCAGCCCTACCAGAGCTACGGCGGGCAGCGCATCGCGGGCTTCACGGGGGACCAGACCGCCGCGCAGCAGGCGATCCGTGACAACCAGGGCGTGACCGGCGCCGCGCTCGGCGCGCTCGGGCAGCGCGTGCAGGACATGGCGGGCTACACGCCGCAGAGCGTCGCTGCCGGCACGCTGCCGGGCACCGACCTGTCGGGCTACATCAACCCGCACGTGGCGAACGTCGAGCAGCACGCGCTGAAGGCTATCGACGACCAGCGGAAGCTGGCGGCGAACCAGATCGCTGACCGCAGCATCGCGGGCGGCGCCTACGGCGGGTCGCGCTTCGCCCTCCAGCAGAGCGCGAACGACGCGGCGGCGATGCAGGCTGCGGCACGGACCTCCGCCGGCCTGCGGAGCGACGCGTTCAGCAACGCGCAGCAGATGGCGACGCAGGACATCAACCGGGGCATGCAGGCCGGCGTGTTCAACAGCCAGCAGGGGCTCGCCGGGCAGCAGGTTGCGCTCGGTGCGCTCGGCATGGCGGGTGGCTTCGCCGGCGATGCGCAGCGCGCGAACTACGCCGACATCGCCGCGCTGGAGGGCTCCGGCGCCACGCAGCAGGGCATGACGCAGGCCGGGCTGGATGTCTCGTATCAGGACTGGCTCAACAGCCAGAACCACGCGCTGAACATGGTCGGCGCCCGTGCCGGGATCGGCGCGCAGATACCCTACGGGCAGACCGTGACCATGCAGAGCAACAGCCCGACCGCGCGCGGCAACCCTGCGATGGGCGCGCTCGGCGGCGCGATGTCTGGTGCAGCGGCCGGCTCGATGATCATGCCAGGGTGGGGCACCGCCATCGGCGCCGTCGGCGGCGGGCTGCTCGGCGCGCTGGGCAGCCGGTAGGAGGGACGACGCATGAGCGACAGCGTCGACAGTGGGGGCTGGGGCAGCTTCCTGCCGGGCTTCATGCAGAACAACTTCGGCTATGGCTGGGACAGCGCGGGCTGGGGCATGCCCGGCGGCGCCGGCGGCGGCGGCGGCTTCACCCCCGAGCAGGAGCGCTGGGCACGGCAGCAGGGGCTGATGTCCATGCTGTCGAGCATGGGTGGCTCGCTGCTCGGCATGGCGCAGGGTGGCATGTCGCCACAGCAGCAGGCGGCGATCCGCGCCGAGGGCATGCAGCAGCTTGGGCGCGCGGGCGCGGCCGGCTTTGCCGCGCAGCAGAACGCACTGAACAACGCGAGCGAGATGCAGGCCCGCGCCGCGCAGGCGGCGGCGCTGAAGCAGCGGCTGAACATGCAGCAGCGGCAGCTTCTGATGGGCGAGGAGCTTTCGCGCCAGATCATGGGCGGCAGCCCCGCGCCGGCCGCGCCCGCGATGCCGCAGGCGCCCGCGATGCCGACGGCGGAGGGTGGCTTCAGCCCGGCGGGGCTGGCGACCAACACGCGCCTGGAGAGCGGCGGCAACCCGAACGCGCGCAACCCGAACAGCAGCGCGACCGGGCCGAACCAGTTCATCGACCGCACGTGGCTCGCCTTCGCGCAGGCGAACCCGCAGCACTTTCCCGCCGGTGCGACGCCGCAGCAGATACTCGCGATGCGCACCGACCCGGCGCTCTCCGCGCAGGCGACGCAATGGTATGCCAACCAGAACCGGCCCGCGCTGGAGCGCGCGGGGCAGTCGGTGAACGACGCGACGCTCGGGCTCGCGCACCAGTTCGGGGCGCAGGGCGCGACGCGCATCCTCACGGCCGACCCGAACACGCCCATCGAGCAGGTGGTGTCTCCCGAGGCGCTGCGCGCCAACAGTGCCCAGCTTGCCGGCCGCACCGCCGGGCAGATCGTGCAGTCGTTCCAGGCGCGCTACGGCGGCAGTGTTCCGCAGACCACGACCGTCGCCCGCACGCAGGCGCTGCCGCCGACCGTCGCCGCCGCGCAGGCCGACGACACGCCCCCTGCCGTTCCTGGCGGCTTGAGCGACGCGCAGCGCGCCCTGCTCCAGCGCACGCCGGTGGTGCCGCCGGTCGCGCAGGCGCCCGCCGCCGCTCCGCCGCAGCCGCCGCGCCCGGCCGCGCCGCCGGCACCACCCGTGCAGCAGCCCGGCGCGCCGGTGAACGCGCGGCCGAGCGGCAACAGCATCGCCAACATGCCCGATGACCTCCGCCGGATCGCAGCGCAGCGCGCCGCGATGGGTGACATTGAGGGCGCGTCGAGCGTCGTCACGCAGTGGCTGACCCGCACGCCGCCGCAGGTGCAGACGGTGCAGGTGAACGGCCGCATGCGCGAGTTGCGCGCCGACGGCACGCTCGGCAGGGACTACGGTCCGCAGCAGCAGGAACACCCCCTGCTGACGATGGAGGAACTGCTCGCCGCCAACGTGCCGCAGCAGTCGGCGCGGATGCTCTCGCGCCTCGCCACGCGCGCCGAGCAGGACCAGGCGATCAGGCAGCTTGCGTCGCGCGAGACGAAGCCGGGCAGCGAGCAGGAGGACACGCTGCGCCGCGAGTTCCAGGCGCTGGCGCCGGTGACCCGCTACGCGCAGTCGCTGCCGCTCTACCAGGGCATCAACAGCATCGTGGACAGGCTGAACACCGCGCGCCGGAACGGCCAGACGGACCAGCTTGCGGAACTGGACCTCGTCGTCGCCATCGCGAACCTCTTCGACCCCGGCAGCGTGGTGCGAGAGGGCGAGGTGGCGAACGTGATCCGCACGCAGGGCCTGACGGGCGACGTCCAGCGCGCGGTTGGCTACGCCACGAGCGGCCAGCGCCTGCCGGAGGCGGTGCTGCGTCAGGTCGTCGCCAGCGCCGACGACCGCATGCTCGCCTACCGGCGCGCGGTCGAGCCCTACGAGCGCGCCTACCGGCGCACCGCAGAGCGGCGCGGGCTCGACCCGGAGAACATCCTCCTCGACCTGGGCGACCCGGTGGGCGAGCGGCGCGCAGAGCGCCCTGCGTCGCCGCCGGCAGACGAGGTTCCGCGCCGAACCCAGCGTCCCGCCAACGCGACCGACGCCGAGATCGCACAGCGCATCAGGGTGCTCCACCCGAACGACGCCGACGCGCGCCGGCGCGCCGCGACCGCTGCCGGGATCAACCCGAGGATGGTGGAGTAGGTCATGCCGAACACCACGCAGCAGATCGACGCCTTCATCCGGCGCGCGATGGAGGAGCAGGAGCGGCGCGAGCGCGCCGGCAAGGCGGTGATGCCGGGCAGCGTCGCATCGGCCGTGAACGGGCTCACCTTCGGCTGGGGCGACGAGGCGGTGGCCGGGCTGCGCAGCCTGTTCGGCGGCACGAGCTACCGCGAGGCGGTGGGGCAGGAGCGTGCCAGCCGCGAGGACTACGCGGCGCGCAACCCCGGCACGGCGATCGCGGCGGAGGTGGCGGGCTCCCTGCCCACCGCCCTCCTGCCCATGGGGCTGCTCACCAGGGGCGTGCAGGGCGTCTCGAGACTTGCCCAGGCCGCTCGGGTGGGCGCGCGGACCGGAGCCGCTGGCGGCGCTCTCCAGGGCGCTGGCGAGGCCGAGGACATCTCGGGGGTCATCCCTGGCGCTGCCGTGGGCGGCGCCCTGGGTGGCGCGGCAGGGGCTGCGGGCGGGGCCGCCGTCGAAGCCCTGGCTCCGGCCGCCAGGGCGGTCGTGGAGGGCGTCAGGGGGCTCCGGCACCCGCAGCTAGGGGCAGACACCACCATCGCCACCACCGCCGCCCAGGACGCGCCAGGACGCGGCGCGGCGCGGCGCCAGATCGAGGCGGTCGCGAACGACGAGGGCACCGCCCAGGCCTACGGCATGCCGCCCACCGGCGTCACCCTGGGCGAGGCCGCCGGCGTCAACACGCGCGGCTTGACGGAGGGCATCGCCAGCCTGCCGGGCGACGCGCGTGGCGCCATCGTGCCGGCCCTGGAGGCGCGCCAGGAGGGGCGGCAGGGGCGGATCACCGAGGCGCTGCGGACGGTCTTCGGGGACGCCGAGGACGCCTACGTGCGGCAGCAGCAGCTTTACGAGCAGCGGCGGCGCGATGCGGGGGCCCTGTTCAATCAGGTGCGCTCGATGGATGCACCGCTCGGGGAGACGGAGGCACGCCTCTGGGCCCGCGCGCAGCCGGCCGCCGCTGACGCGCGCACCATCGCCACCTTGC